GCCACAAACTAATTTTTGGTTAACAATCATGTCATCACCGATAGATTGGTCTTCCATCCACTTAAATGGTGACCATTGAAAGTAAACATCTTTTACATCAGTAGTTACAACATAACGATAGTCTTGCCAAGTATTTCTCAAGTATTCGTAAATAGATAAGAACCGCAATACATGAACTGGCACATTCATATTTGGCATATCAATTATTTCAAATCCTTGTTCTAATAACCATTTTCTAGTTTCATCAGATGCTTTACCGACACACATTACTTTGTGTGCATCAGGCATACATTCATTGACTGAAAGTACCCAAGGTTTGAGTTGGTTGATTCCGTAGTTTGTACAACCACCAATGATTAAATCTTTTTGTTCCAAGGAAATTCTCCATTATATTTTTTATTCATTACTGCATTACCATTTTCAAAGAATTCTGCTGTGACAGAACCCGGGTTTCCGTTGACACGATAGTTAACTGAATATTCTCTTGTACAATCAAATCTAGGAAAGTGTTCAGCAATTGCACCTAGAAATACTCTATCTTGACCCCAACCTCCGTGCCATGCAGAGGCTAATTTTATCGCAATACTAGTCTTAATGCAATAGCAATTTGTATCAACATGATTGACACCATGATAAGTTTGCCATTTACCAAGTGACTCACAATTATCATCACACAGGTGGTTACCATCTTTATCAATAATGGAACGGAGAGAGTAACACCAGTCTATCTGATATTTCTCTATTGTATTGATGCAGGATTCAACGTGGTTGGGTTTAAATGTGTTATCTTGGTCTAGATATAGAACGTAGTCTGTATTGATTAGGTGCGTGAAGGCTGCATAGATACGGTGACCATAGAAACCATTTGCACCGACATTGATTGGTAGATAACACACTTTTAAGAATGGATTACCAGCATAGTCATCAGATATAATCTTGACTTTGCCTGCAAAATCTTTACCATCACAAACCAAATAAACTTGAGTTTCTACACTTTGATTGAGCACAGACTCAATAGCATCCCGAACCTCAGTTGAACCTGTGGTCGGTATAATCACCGTTGCTTTCATAATTAACCTCTAGTCAGTTTTAATATTCTCTTTATTTGTTCTTCAATTACAGGAGTTCTGTTTGGCCAATATATGTATTCTTTATCCCCAGTCGAATGTAACTTGGTGAGAAAAGGTACAATAATTTTTTCAATTTCAGCTAAACGGTCTTTATAATCATCTGCCGTTGTTGCAGCTTTATTGATAATAGAATTGTATTCTTCTTCAGATACAGCGGAGAATCCAAAGTCGTTATCTTCAACTTGGTATTCTTTTAAAATTTTATCAAAATCTGTTAGTGCCATTATGAACATTCTTTTTTTAATAAATCTTTAAATTTTGGATTTATAGTTGCCTGAAATTGTGGTTGAGGATTAAAAGAACCTTTATATCTCAACTCCATGTCTAGTATATCCAACTCACCTCTTTTTAATTTAAAAAATATTTTAGCTGCTTCAGATTTTTCTTGTTGTGTTGTATCTAAAATAATTTCATACTTACTATTTTTATATTTTTCTTCTATTCTAGTTAGGCCACATAAAGTTGTTTCTAAAGGAATAATTTGAGCAGGACTTATTGTTACGTCACCTTTTGGTGTAACATTTGCAATACCACTAACCAAATAAAAAACAAACTTATATCCTTTTTTTTCAATTTCTTGTTGTGACAGTTCTTCATATAGTTTTGTTTTTAATATGATGTTCACCAATATTTCTGAAAAAACATCGGCATATTCATTCATAACTCCTAAAAAGGCTTTCCATATTTTACTATTACTATTAGATAATTGACTATTAACAAAAAACCTCATGCTATTTTTGTCTTTAGTATCATCATTTAAATAACCTTTTTTATGATTTGCATAACCTTTAGTGTCAATGTATGAATATTTACCAAATAAATCTTTGTCTCTATTTGTGGCTTCAAATAATTCTTTTCGTCCAGCTTCTGTTTTTTTCCAATTATCCCATTCTTGTTTAGATTTTAATTTAACGCCTTTAGTTTTATTAATATCTTGCCATCTGATAATTCCTAATTTATCAACAGCTTCAATTACTAAATCGGAAAAATATTCCACCCTAGTATCAACAACTTTTTGTTTCATTTCCTTAATTTTTTTTAATTCATCACCAGTCAATCCTTTTTCATCTAATGCAGTATCAAAAGCTTTATTAATTAAAGTTGGATCCGGAGCGGTAGGTTTATTTTTTTTCTTTAGTGAAATTCCATAAAATGTTTTTTTATCGGATGTTACCATAATATCAGAAGAATTATAGTCCTTAAAACCATAAGCAGAAACTTTAAAAGGTTGAACATCTTTTGGCCAAGAATCACCAGTCATGTATATGTTTGGACTTTTACCGGAAGATCCACCTGAAGAAATTACTTTTTCTCTCACACCAATTGCAGCAGAAATTCCTACTGCCATATCAATTATTTTTTTATCATCATTTTCATTTAGTTCTGATATAAAACCTTTTTTGATAGCATCACTTCCAAATTGTACAATACCACCTTCAACAGGCATTTTTTCTAGTTTTATTTTTATGTCATGCATCAAAGATTTTAAACCACTTCTATCTTTTGCAAAATCCATTAGTTCTTTATTAGAATACATTAATGCAGAAGCTGTGGTTATTTCTGATGGTTCATAGGATGCCATATTATTTCCTCAAATGAAATTATTTATCTAATGATTTGAATGTCTTTACCTGACGTCCAAACTTCTAGTTCAGTTCTCAATCGTCCTTCAGACTTCAATGTTTCATAACGATTAATTGCCTTACTACGCCACCATTCTATCACATTTTCTAGTTCATGTTTAGAATAGTTGTCACCTTTTACCAACACATCTGTTTTACAATTGATATAATCAATGTAATTGGCAAACCCGTAGTTACTTGTATAATATCTTTTCTGTTCTGTCAACCCTTTAGCCTTCTCAATCGTTGCTAGGAATGTAGACCCTTCAGGTTCACCTTTAAGTGCAGCCTTGACCAAAGATATAATCTTCATAGAAATCTTGAGTTTCTTACTGGAGATATCATCATCTACCAACTTACCAACTTTACTTTCTACAAAGTCACGTAAATCAGAATAAGGTTTACCGTGCATCATTGGTAAAAAATCAGACTCGGTTTCACCTTGATGGCGAATCAAAGGTTTCATCCCATCATATTGTGAAGATGATTTAGAAGAACCATATAAACTGGTAGTTTCAAACAAACAAAGATTCATGTTGTATTTTTTATTTACAATCTCTCTTACTTGATGAGAAGTGCAAACGGCAGCCAATAATTTACCACCGAGATAATTAAAACCAAATGGCTGTGCAGGAACAATTACAAAACCCATCATTGAGGCCTCATTGAATCGTTTACCCCATTCTGGTTTCTGCGTAAACACTTGTCCAAGCAATGCATTTCTAGGTTTACAGTTGATTACAGGCGAACCTAACCGAATAAATCCTAGATACTTTCCGGTGTTTTTCTCTTTGACTGCCAATTTAATATTGCGACCAACAGGTGCAACATTAATATGTGATGAGGTAATACTCAGTAATGTTTCCCATTCAGATGCATTACATTCCGTCACCTCAATATTCATATCATTTGGATGCATAGAGAAATCTGAAAACAAATCATCTTCAGGAGGAAACAAAGAAGTTGGAATCTCACTTAAAGAATTCAACTTCTGGTCCTTCATGTATTGGTCAATTCGGTCAAAATTTCCAAAGTAATCTTCAAAGACCTTTGCACAATGCAAAGCATCTTCTTTAGTTAACATCATATTTTAAATCCATCAAATTTCTTTTCGTTCTTACCAAATGAGTTTAATGGTCTATCTGGTTGACCAGCATCAGCAATACCATGTTGTGCTGACATTTCTAAATCATATAATTTCATTTTGGCACGGTCAACACCAATAGTAAATCTCTTGTAGTGTGTTGGATCAGCATATCTGTTCTTCAATTGTTTGACCATGATTTGGCCAAGTTCTTCTAGTTCTTCACTTGTAATCAAAGCAAACATCAAGTCTGCTGTAGCGGGCAAACCAAAAGACTCACTTGTGTCTTCGAGTCCGGGATCGGAACTTGTAAAACCACTTCGTGTTGTTTGTGTAGCAGAAACAATTGGTACTCCGAACTCAACCGCCAAGCCTCGCAATTCTTCAGCGATGGACTTAACATAAGTATAGGAGTTGATATTGGCTCCGGCTTTAATTCGAGATGAACAGCATATATTGAGATAATCAATGAATATAATATCAGGAACAAATGATTTTTTGAGATTGAGTTCATTCAACAAGGTTCTAAAGTGAGTTGCAGAAGCTGAAGCAGTTGGATACTCTTTGATAATAAGTTTACCTGTTGTTTTTTCTTTGACACGATTAACTTTTTTATCATATAGTTCTTTTGGTAAATCTCTTAAATCATCCAATGTAACATTAAGCAAGTTTGCATCAATACGTTCAGCAATTTTTTCTTCAGCCATCTCCATAGTAATATACAATACATTATAACCCTGAGACATAGCACCAGCGGCAACGTGGCACATAAAGAGAGACTTACCAACACCAGTCCCAGCAAGAGCAATATTGAGCGTTTTATTAGGTAGACCGCCATTTGTAATTTTATTGAAGTATTCCAAATCAAATGGAATTCGTTCTTCTTTTCTATGATAAAATTCAAACCGTTCATCACTATTCTCCAAGTAGTCGTGACCGACTGTTGTATCAAAACTTATCGCCAAAGCGTCCGATAGTATCTTGGGAATCGCACCTTTGTCGTTAGTTTTGTCTTTACCATCCAATATTGAAATAGACCCCAATACTGCGTTGTATATCGCTTTTTCCTGGCAGAACTTTTCGGTTTTATCAACAAGCCATTGAATTTGGGATTGTTCTGTTTTAGTTGATTCAATTTCTTTAAGATGAGTTTCGGACTTTTCCACTTCATCATCCGTGAGATTTCGCCTTTCTTTGACGGCCAATGCAAGTGCTTCAATCGTTGGTGGATTATTGTAAGTGTTTGTGAAGGATGATATCTCATCAAAAATTAATCTTTCAGTCCTATCAGAAAAATATTCTGATTTTATAAATGGTAATACTTTGCGTAAGTAATCTTCATTATAGATTAGATTCTTCAGTATTGTCTGTTCCAGTTTCATCAATTACTTCCTGTTCAATGTTAGATGACATAAGTTCCACAAGTAAGTCACCCAAATAATTTTTAAAATTTGCGTCTTTTTC